CGATTTCGAGTTTGAATCCACTTTTGCCCTCCACTATATTATATCTTGGATAGTTATCTCCCATCTGGTCAAACCATGCTGGGTTGTGTCCTAACCAAAAGTTCTTTAGCAATTCTCTATGTATATTTGCTACCATAGTTAATTTCTCCTTTGTGCCATTACGGTCACGCTTTGCACCCTTTCGGTATGCGGTTAATAAAATGTAAGCGAATTTATCACTTACTCCATTATTATAGCAAAATTTTCACCTGAAGTCAAGAACTATTTTCAGTCATCATAATCTATCTGACCTTGCTCACGTAAATATTCGAGTGTATCTGATATCCCTAGTCGTCTACCGATATTATAGAAGATACCTGCCACACAACATGCTATCGTAAGCCATTGGTATTCATTAAATCCGAATAGTTCCATGTTATTTTCCTATGTGTTCGACATCTGAGGCTGGTATAACCTGATAAGCACCCTTGTTATAAGCGGGAGCTACGGTGTATTTCTTACTTTCCTCTATCTTCCAAGAATTATCGACTTCTGGCGTATATTTAGTCGTTTTTAAACTAGGTATATGTGGAGTCGTTTCTCTACTTGGTTTGACGTTCTTCTGCGCTTTCGCAACAAATTGATGCCTTCTTTTCTTCTTCCAAGCATTGGTCTTGCGTTTTCTGCCACTTGGACTGTATCTCATACTGCCTTGAATAATCATGCATTTCTCCTTTATTTTTTCATTCAGTATATATTATACTACTATTTAAGCGCGGAGTCAAGAGTTTTTGGAAGTTCAACAAAAATAGTTCTTGACAATGAACGTCAAAAAGAGTATAATATAAATATGAGAACTTGGACTGACGAAGAAATAAAATATTTACGCGAGAACTATAATAAAGTTCCAATGAGTATAGTTGCTGGACAACTAGGCCGTAGCGCGCAGTCAATTCGTTCTAAAATTCACAATATGCGAAAGAAAGGTATGACTTTTCATAGGAGAACAGATGCCAAGCGTTAACTCCAAAAATATGCCTTTCGAAAGAGCACTTCGGCTTTTCAAAAGAAAATGTATGCAAGCTGGTATCGTGCAAGAGGTACGCGATCGGCAATACTACGAAAAACCTGCACGCAAAAGACAACGCAAAAAAGCGGCTGCAGTCAAGAGACAACAAAAAATTACGAGAGAAAATAACAAACATTTGAGGCGTCAGCCTAAACATTTGTAAGCTACCATTGGTCTACTTGTATTTTCTGAGACTTACAACTCATCATTTTGCAACTCAATTTAAAAAATAATTTATTTTTTCGTACCAAAAACTTATTCCAGAACAGCCATAAACTACCTACCGAAAAACTGTTCTTGCAATATTTCAAAAAGTATGGTAAAATATATACATAAATTAAGATACTAATCAAAACAAATCACCAACTACTCCACCACTCCTAATCTCAGAATCTAGAATATGGAGCATCGGAGGAGCGTCAGCGGGGGAGATGCGATATTCAAATCTGAAAAATTCTGGAGAAGATTAAGGAGTTAATTGTGTTAACAATATCAACTAAAGACAATCTAATATAAATCGCAACGAACCCAATCAAACCCCAACTTCTAACTAATTACTACAATTACGTCTCAAATTTTCATAACTTCGTCCAATTCGCGATAAATCAAACAATAAAAAAGCCCAACAAATGTGGGCTAATTTATACTAATTTGCTCTCGTGCCTCCTAGCTACCCCAAAGTTTTCTTGCTAGTTTTCCTACTCCTAGTTTCTCTAGGTCTCGGTCTTGCAACATTCGGATTTGTGTAGTTGATACTAGGTCACGACTGCCATCAGCAAACTTAAGTCTTGCCTTCACACCCGTTGGGGTGTCGGTCAAGAACTTTTCGGAGACTTCTCTAAACCCGCTAGGGCTTGATAATCTACTCCTAAAATCTCACTTACTTTTTCTACTAGCTCTCGTTTTGTTACTGGTTTTTCTCCAGTTTTAGTTAAATATTCAGTCTTTTCATAAACCCCTTCACGGCTTAACTTACCAATAACGGATTTAATACTCTTATTTAACTCAGTTGCTAATTCTTCTACTGTTTCTCTGGTCGGATTAGCACTATACCTTTGTTTCATTAGGTCGACCATTTCTGGTGTATAATTCACAGCCATAAGTCCTCCTCAATTTTAGCTATTGTTGCTTTAGTTCTATAAACTGAGTAGCCCCAGAGTTCACAACAGATATGGACGGCTTCTTCCTCTCCATAATCATTTACTGCTTCCCAGTATTGCTCACTCATTCGTTCTTCTCTAGTTTGTTTACATTCTTTTTGCATCGGTCATTACCTTCCCATACTTATCTAGTAATTCTGCTCTGCCAAGTCTTTCACCAAAAGTATGTATGACTTGACCATTTTGATGTCTGTCTATCCAGCCACCGTTGTATTCAATATCCATGACTGACTTGCCACCAGCTGTGTCTTGTGGTCTGGTGTCATAAGCCATCGAATTCATACTATGACAATGCAGGGTTTTCACCTGCATGCCCCATTCTTCAGCCGCTATCATTAACTTTGTCTGTTCCACTAGTTCGCTATATTCTGTCATTACTTCTTCCAGAATACTAACTTATCCTTAAGTCCTACAAAGAAATCATAGATTCTGTCCATAAGTCTGTTAAACTCATACTGAAACCAATCACTTCCATTGTATTCCTGATACCAATTTAGTGAATAAATTACTAATATACACCAAACTGCTAGTGAAAAGATGTAGTTAAACAAATAATAAGGGGCTAAAAATATATCATTTATCAACTCCATTAGATGTCTCCTGCCTCACGAGTTTCACTTCGTGCTACCTCAAAGCCATTTGGATACCTAGCTTCAAGTTTTTTAATATTCTCGTCCATTACTTCGTCAGGTGTATAGCCTAGCGCTACACAACCCTGAATCCAATACCAAAGTATGTCGCCCAATTCTCTTTTCATGTGGAAGCGTTCTGCATTAGTGAGTGGCTTACCTTGAAATATCATTTTCTTTAGCACTTCGGTAAACTCACCACTCTCAGCAAGCATACCGATTGCCGCAGTTAGAACTCGTGGCACACTCATTGTTTCGTGTTGAGATTCTAACTTAATGATACGCGAAGTAAATGCCGCAAATTCTTTAGATTCTTCACTTGTAGTCGTATCCACAAATTTTGCATAGTCATTTATCTTGCTCATTTTTCTACTTCCTATATAAATTTGATTTCCAGAGCTACTGGCAATAATGGTAGATTTACCACTAGCGGATTTGCCAAACTCTACATTCGTGTCTATGATAATGGTCATCGTGCCATTAGCATCAATTTGGTATTTAATACCTTTTCCCATAGATTCCATATTACCTTCCCTGCCCGCGATACTTTTTATGCGAGCGTTTCTTAGATTTGTTCATGGTAGACATAGCTATCTTCGTTTTTCTACTACCTCTACCGCCTTGTCCTTGTGATGTGCATTTTCTAGTAGGAGTAATACCGCTTAATCTGCTACTATATATCGCCACTAGATTACCACCTCACTAAACCAATCGTAAACCATATCATCATAGAGTTCATCATAGCAACGCCCACTTTCCTTGTGTTCATCACTCCAACAAAACTCCTCGTCAGATAGGTCGACTTTATACTTTTCTTCAAAGTCTGAGTTTAAATCTCCGCCATCGTATTCCTCAAAATCTCCATTTTGCCATACGCCTATGAAGTTTCTAAATTCATCTTCATATTGGCATCGAATTACTACTTCCTCGTCCTCTTGTCTTAGATAATTATATAGCGACTCGAGGTAAGGAATAACAGGCGACCATGCACTTACAATGTAAGCGAAGTGTTCGTCTGCATCTTCGATGTGTGCCCATTTAGCACCGACATGCTCACAACCCCAACTATACCAATCATCTTCATCATATGGCACTTCAAAGAAAGGGTGTCTCTGGATTTCCTTATACTCCTTAATCTTTATAGTTCCATCGCCATGATAGCTTGGTCTTTCTACTATTTCGTGGTAGTTAGTGAACAATGAATCCCATCGTTTTTGCACTACTGGGTTGCCCTCAATAGTGATATTATTATAAACATGATTTGCCATCGTTTTACTACTCCTCGGGTGGCTCTGACCAATCAATGTTATTTGGTAGTTCCACACCTGTTATTTCGCATAGTCGGTAAAGCATTTCCTCGTATGCGACTGTTAATTGTATGACTTCTTCGTTAATTACTTGAAGTTCATCGAGCCTTCCTTTTATGTCGTTTTCCAACTCAGTCATTGCTTCACGGAGTTGCTCGCCCTCCTTAACTGTTGGAAATTGAATAATCTTAGCCATGTTAGCCTGCCATATAAATAGTTATCAGCAGGATAAAATAGCCAATTACTACACCTGCAATCATTTCCATACTAATTTTACTCCCCTGCGGGTAAGCTCATTCATGCACTTCTGCTTGATTTTAGGCTTCGCATTACTACTGTTAATGTAGTCGATAAGTTCTTGCTTTGGCGTGTTCTTGATGTAGTAGTGCTTCATCGGCTGGCTACTTGCAGGAACGCCACGCTTGTATTCTTTGTGTGATGGTTTAAACTTTATCGGCATCTTCATTTCTCCTTGCTAATTCTTGAAGCTCGACTCCGAGTATAAACTCTAGCGATTCGGCGAGCCTCGGGTTATTCTTTACTAACTGTTCAGCAAAGTTCGCTAATTTTACTGAATCATTCGCTAGTTCTTCTACTTTTTCAATGATTTCTTTAACTTCCGCCATTGATTTCTCCTTTTTCTCCAAAATTCCTTGCTCAATCCTGTGTCTACCGCCCACAACAGCATAGTTATTGTAGTGCGCCACACCAAGATATGAAAAGGCAGCGAGTCTATACTGTTGTATTCGCTGCCATTCTTTTTCCGCTTCATTACTGTTGAACGCCATTGATAAAGATTTTCCCTACGCGCGATTCAGTTTCTACTGGTTTCTTCGCGTCTATGACTTCGATAGTTGTGCCATCGCTATACCCAACCATTTTTCGTCTGTGAATTTCCTTCCTTGCGAGTCTTCCGCCTTTAGATTGTTCAATAGACTCAACAAGAAGCTGTTTGTCTGTTTTGCTTAAATATGTTAAGTCCATGTCGCTCTCCTGTTTAGAATTTTATTGTTAATTTTTAATATAGATATATTATACTTGGTTTTTAACTGCGTGTCAAGAACTATTTTACGCTGGGGATAGAATTTTGATGTGATGTTTTTAAGAGCAAAAATAACCCCGCACATCGGCGGGGTAAAAAACTGTGTGTTTTGTTTTCAGTGTGGCCTATCGCATTGTCCAACTACTGTGCTACTCGTCATTTCCATACTTACGTGCGAAAAAGAATTACAGGATACTTGTAGCTTCTTTAC